TTGATGCAATCAATCAGTATATTGACAGATTGGGGGCACAAGAAAAGCAAGCCTTGAGTACTCTTAGAACTGCAAAAGAAGCTAGTGACGTTGACTCCGAGATAAAGGCAACTGATGTCTTGGCATCCGTGAAAGCGGAAGCACTAGTGGCCAAACAATATAAGGCTAGGGCAGAACGAGATTTAGGAACTACTAAATCTAAGAGTCCTGCAAGAAGTGAGGAAACTAAGGTTGATAAGAAACCAAAACAACCTCCTCTTCCAGATCGCAAAGCTCTTGCGTGGCAGAAAAGGAATAGTTGGTTTGGCGGACAGAATACTGGAGAACGAATCAAGACTCAAGCGGCTTTAGTTGTTCATAAGGAATTAATTGATGAGGGGATTACTCCTCAAGATGGTCCTGAAGAATACTATAGTGAACTTGATGCAAGATTGCAGACAGAGTTTCCTGATCTTCGATCAAAGACTGTTAGAAAAGTTCCAACAGTTGTAGGCGGAACGCGCTCCGCACCAGGAAAACGTAAAGTAAGGTTATCCAGAACCGAATTGGAAATGGCTGACAGGCTTAACGTTTCTTACGAAGAATATGCGCGCCAAAAATTGCGCCAAGACGAAATGGCGGGAGGCTAATATGACTAAAGCGACACAAACTAGCCGTAAGACTCGGGTTTCGGCAACTCGAAAAAGAACATTTGAGGCACCTAACAAGTTAAGAACGCCTCCAGCTCCTCCGGGAACTGAGTATATATGGGTGAGACATGAATTATTGAATCAGCCAGATGATGCAAATGTTCATCAACGTTTACGCGAAGACTATGCAATAGTTAAACCTGAGGAATTAGGAAAAGATTATATAGTTGACGTGATGACAACTGGTAAACACGCAGGTGCTGTTCGATCAGGTGATCTAATCTTGATGAAACAAGATGCAGAATACATGAAAGATAAAAGACAGTATCACGAAGATCAAACCAGAAGGGCGGCTCAAGCTTATGGGCACGAATTAAAACGCGCTTCGGACAAAAGCATGCCAGTGGTAGATGAATCTACCTCCTCCGTTATAGGAGGACAAGCGGCAAAACCAAGCGCTAAATTTGAAGACTAACACCGCGTTAGTCATACATTCTCATTTAGCACATAAGAAATAAAGGAGATATTTATGGCTTATGGTTTGGAACCTATTCGTCAAGCAAATGGTGGTACAATACGTAACAACAATTTTGTAGACGGAAATGGTTATCGCGTCGCTGCGACTGCACCCACAGCTTATTTTGAGGGTGATACGTGTTCTTTGGCTTCAGGTCTATTAGTACAAGACATTGGCTCAGGTGATACTGGTGCCCTTGTTGGTGTTTTTTGGGGTGCTGAATACGCAGACAACAGTTCAGGCGATGTAAGATTTGTTAGATCAATTGCGGTAAATACAGTTGCGAAAGCTCAGTTTAAAGCTTATGTTTATGATGATCCATCAACGATCTTCAAAATGCAAGCGGATCAAGCAGCGAGCGCTTTGACATCAGCAGATGTTGGTGCAAACGCACAGAACGTAACAGGTTCTGGTTCAACTGTTACATTTAAAGCAGGAAGTGCATTAGACTCTTCTACTGCAAGTAATACTCAAAGTTCAACGCAACAAGCGTTTCCTTTCCAGATCTTAGGATCAGCGGAAACAGATTTGAGTTACAGCGCAGTGGGAACTACAATGGACATTCTTGTTAAAATCAACACGCACTCATGGGGTCGCTACGATGGCAACTTCCCGACTGCTTAATTTAGGAGTATAATACTATGGCTATTACTAGAGGTCAGTTACTCAAAGAATTAGTACCGGGTTTGCATGCAATCTTTGGAACGGAATATAAACGTTACGAAGATGAGGCAGCTGTACTCTTTGAGAACGAAAAATCTAACAGAGCATTTGAGGAAGAGGTTCTCTTCCCCGGCTTTGGCGAAGCTTCAGTGAAGTTTGAAGGCCAAGGTGTCGAATACGCTCAAACTGGTGAAGGTTGGGTCGCAAGATATACCAACGAAACCGTTGCTATGGCTTTCTCAATTACTGAAGAAGCTATGGAAGATAACTTGTATGACAAGCTTTCTACCAGATTAACTAAAGCACTAGCCCGTTCGATGGCTTCTGCTAAACAAACAAAAGGCGCTGCAGTGTATAACAATGCATTTAGCGGTTCTTTCTTGGGTGGTGATGGAGTTTCATTAGTAAACTCTGCTCACGTACTTCAAGATGGATCTAGCGGTACTAATACGCCTACAACTCAAGCTGAACTTTCTGAGACTTCTGTCGAACAAGGTTTAATTGACGTTGCAGGATTTACCGATGACAGAGGTATACCTATCGCAGCACAAGCTAGAACTCTACATATTCCAAGACAATTGGTATTTATAGCGGAGAGACTAATGGCTTCTCCATACAGAGTTGGAACAGCGGACAATGATGTCAACGCAATCGTATCTAAAGGTATGATTCCGGGTGGCTATCATGTGAACCACAGATTTAGCGATGCTAATAACTGGTTCATGAGAACTGACGTTCCTAACGGTATGAAGCATTTCACTAGAACTCCAATCGATACTAAGATGGAAGGTGACTTTGAAACTGGCAACGTAAGATACAAATCTCGAGAAAGATACTGCTACGGCTGGTCTGACTGGAGAGGCGTATATGGATCTAATCCATCCTAAACGTTTAAGGGGAGGGGGCTCGCACATTGTGCCCCCTTTTCAACTAACCTAGCATTAACATAGTTATGCAGACTGGCTAGGCAGACGCTATAGAGACTGTATGACAAAAGGTCTATATGACCAAAGGAGAATTTTATGGCAAGGACGACATTTAAAGGCCCAGTAAGATCCCTAAGTGGATTTATTTCAACTGGAGATGTAATGGGGCAAGCATTATCTGCAGGCACTGTTGACGGTGGAACAGATGTAACAGGCATTGATTTGTATCAAGGCAGATGCATGACCATTGATAATAATACAACTGTTTTTAATTTACCTGAAATCGTTTCAGATTCAGCTGTAAATCCAAGTACATTAAGTACAATTGGATTGGAATATCAGTTTTTAGTAACTACAAATTTATCAGGTGAAACTTTTACTTTGAACGCTGGAACAGCGGCAGGCAGATCAACAGCAGATACATTTGAAGGAACTGCGTGGTATGCTAATACAGCAGCTGAACCATCAACTGTAACTGGATGGTCTTCGGGTGGCAATGATACATTAATCATAGATGGTAGTACACGAGGTGGCTTATGTGGTACGCAGATTTATTGTAGATCCGTAGCGGCTAACGTTTGGTCGATAACTGCATTGTTAAATGGTAGTGGTACATTCGTTACCCCTTGGAGTTAAAAAATAAATAATTACGGGGAGGCTTAGGTCTCCCCATTTTAAGGAGTTAACATGTTTCAAACAGATGCAAAAGTAACCAATGTCGCTACAGGTGCAACAACTACAGCTGCTACCAGTGATGGCCAAGTTACAACTGCTCACAGACAAAGATTTTTAGGTCTTAGTCTTACGGCAGGAAGTGATGTGGCTACCGCGATTGTATATGATTCTCAAACAGCAGCAGGTACAGTAGTAGCAAGATTATCTGGAATAGCAAATACGACTGCTACATTTATTCCTCCACAAAGTGGGGTAGTAGCAACTACAAACTTATTTGTTGCAGTAACAGGTACTGCTTCAAATGCTTTAGTTTATTGGAATTAAAAATGGCACAGGATATATCTAAATATGATTTAGAAATTACTGAGCTAAAAAGTGAAATAAGAATACTTAGCGAACGTATATCCATAATAAAGGATAATCATTTAAAACATATTGAAGACAAGATAAATACGATTAATAGGGTTATGTACACAATTGGTGTAATGGTATTAGGCCAGTTGTTATGGGTGATTACACGTTCATTAATATAAGGGGGCACAATGGCTAGTTCAGGTACACGAACATTTGCTCTATCGATTGCGGACGTTATTCAAGAAGCGTACGAACGATTGGGTGTAAGTTCTAAAGGTGGTTATGATTTAATCACGGCTAGGCGTTCGCTTAACTTGTTAATGATTAAGTGGATTAATCAAGGCGTGAATTTATTTACACTGCATGTGGAATCTACAGCGGTTAATACATTTGCAAATAATGTATATCCTACTTTTAATCTTGATGCAGAAAATTATTCAGATATTCTTACGGCATCCTGCCGTGATATTACGGCAACTCCTGACCAAGACATTAGTATGGAACGAATCAGTTATGCTGATTGGTTGGCCATACCTAATAAATATTCTACGGGAACACCTCTTCAATTTGCGGTAGATAGAAATGCACAATTTGATAGTTCAGGTGTAAATAATCATACAGTTTATCTTTGGCCTGGCCCTAATGTCAGTAGTAAATTTGAAATATTATATTGGGGCATTAAGTATGGTGAGGATATTGGTACGAATTATGGTCAAAATGCGGCCATTCCGAAAAGAATGTTACCATCTTTGATAAGCGGGTTGACTGTGGAATTGGCGAATAAGCATCCAAAGTTGGTGGATATTAATAGGCGACAAGAACTTATACAAATGTACGAGAAGGAATGGGAACTGGCAAGAGAAGAAGACAGGGAAAGAGCAAGTTTTTATGTACAGCCTAAGGTTCGTGGATATGCATAATGGCAAAATATGCGAAAGGTAAGCATGCAGTTTTAATCGATGACCGTTCAGGGTTTAAGATTAAATACAAAAATGCTCGTACAGAGTGGACAGGATTTAGAGTTTATAAGGGTGACTGGGAACCGAAACAACCTCAGTTAGACCCTCAAAATTATATTGCAGGTTCTGAGGCTAATATATTATATAAGCCAAGACCTGACCAGGATTCAGTTCCGACAACGGTTCGATTAGGACCATTGT